CTCAATCGGAGTCAAAGAAGGAAGAAAAAACTCCAGAGGCGAAAGCCGAAGGCGAATGGACTTCCGGTGATGACGACGAATGGGATGACGACTGGGATTGATGGCCAGTCATCGGGCGTTGGTAGTTGCCTTCATCAGGGCGGGTATTTTTTTGTTTCTTTTGCACCAAACTTCATTTTCCCTCCGAATTACCAACGGCCACCCCACCCCCTTTACATGGGGTGCAACCTCACTACTTACTTATCGGGGGATTTTGGGTTGTGTTGCCATACACGGAGGTTGCCCCCACCTATTATAGGCGATACCCTTATATAGGGGCATCGTATAGGACTAAACATGGCGACAAGAAGCATGAAAGGCGACCCTAACAGAACCCTGCAAGATTGGGAAATTTACGAATTGAATGAAGAGAAAGAAAGATGCTTGGCACATATCTTAGATATAGATTGTAAACTTTCTCCTGAAAACTTACATTGTGACGGTGAAAGACCCGCTCACATAGCAAGAAAAATTGGCCGTCAATTAGAAGCAATTAGAAAGGTTGAAATTACTAACTTTAGAATGATAACAAAGATGCTTGAAGGCAAAGCAAGAGAACCTACCTTCGATGAGATTTGGGATTAATGCCCCTTATATAGGTGGGTATAGACTCTCAATATATGGCACGAAGTAAAAAGAAGGCTGAAAACTATGCATCACTTATCGCATCATGTGATACAGGCGAAAGCATGATTAAGAATAGAACAAGACATATGAAGATACAAGGTTTCTCCGGTAGCGGGAAATCCACCTTTGCACTACAATTTTTTAGTGATAAATCTTCCTCACTTAAACCAGAAGAGGCTTTAATGTGTATTGTTGATTGTGACTTAGAAGGACAGGCTGATTTAATAGCAAGAGATGAAATTGTTCCACCTAATCTTAGAAGTCGCATATTGAGAAAAGTATGTCGAACTCCTGATGAAGTAAATGATATATCATTGGCTTTTATTGATTTGATGAGACAACATAAGGAAGAACACCCCGACGGTGTTAGAGTTATGGTGATGGAGAATGAAGGGGCATATTACTTGGCTTGTCGAGAACATTATTCAACATCGGTTCATGGTATGTCCGAGGGCGAGTTATTGCTATCAAGGCAACAAGAGGCTATGAGTCAAGGTAAAAAGACACTACCTGCTTATGCGGAAGGACAAATGCACGCTTACAAGGTTATCAACAAACTATTCTATTCGCCATACGAGCGGTTGAAGATAGCAGGTGAAATCTATGGCTACCATTTCTTATCAACGGTTCTTTTGAAAACCAAAACTGAAAACTATGGAACTCCTAACGAGAACCGTGTTGTTTTGGCCGCAGGGCGACCTGACATGACCGACCCGTTATTTGACTGGATAATTGAAATGACTCAACAACAACGCACTAAAGGAGGTTCATTGGAGTCGAGGCATTTTGCTTCGATTAAGAAATCCAGAGCGTGTAAACCGTTCCGTTTGGAGAATCCATCACAAGAACGCTTTTGGAAGGCAGTTGATAAGGCTACATTAATAACGGAGTAGTCTAAGGACTACATGATAACGGAGTAGTCAAAATGAAAGTGCCTTATATTTCAGCAAGCCGATTAAAAACTGCTCAAGAATGTTCTTTAAAGTATTGTTTTCATTATGAAACTCCTACTGCTGACGCACAGGCACTAAAGGATATTGGAAATCATAGGGATAGTTCACAAGCAGGTAGGATGGGTAATAATGTCCACGATGCTTTTGAAGAATGGCGAAGACCTGACGAGAACGGAGACACACCAAAGCCCAGTTTTGGTAGGTTGATGAAACTATACAATGAAATATCCGCCAAGCGAGAAGTTGATTTATCATTCTTTGAAGACGGCAAAAAAATGCTCAAGAGATGGTTTGACCGTCGAGGAAAACACCCTGTTAGAGTGCTTTATGTCGAGATGCAATTTGGGCAACATAATGCTCCATACATATTACAGAGAACAGGAACACCAGTTTTGGGGTTTGTTGATTTAGTCATCGAACACCCTGACGGAACAGTTGAATTAATTGACTACAAAACACAGAGATTAGACATAACTCAAGGTGAAGCCGACCATAGCATACAAGCGGCAATTTATCTATGTGTAGCAAGAGAAATGTGGCCGGATAGACCTTTGAAATTCACCTTTGATTTGATGAGACATGGAACGGTGACTACCGTTTGGTCGGATGAAAGACTTGAGACTTTCAAGGATTGGCTTCATGGTCAATATGAAAATATACTTTCAATAGATTCTTCCGATTGGACCAAAGTTCCGGCACAGATAGGCAAAGGTTGTCAATGGTGTAGTTATGCTGACTTATGCCCTAAAGCACAGGACTTGATGCAAAATGGAGCATGGGATATGCTGACACCGACATTAGGTGGCGACACCGATGATTTGTTGGATGAACTTGCTACAATAAAAGCAAGCAAAGCAATGCTTGAAAAGAGAAAGAAGGCTATTGACAATCATATCAAAACTGAAATTTTTGATTATCAAATGCCGGTGTCCGACTGTAAGTTAGATACCGATAAATGGTCGGTTGAATGGCGAGAACAAACGAGAAAGTCATATATCCCTGCCGAAGTGCAGAGGTTAGTGCCACCGGCAGTATTCGGAACTATGGTATCGTTATCTAATGCCGCAGTTGATAGAGTGTTGCCTATTCTTCCTGATGAAGTGGCCGACGCTATTAAGAGAACTCAAATACATAAACCCCAAAGAATGTTAATTGTTAAACCAAAGGAGTCAGGAGATGAAGAAAGACAAGAAAAAGACTGATTATGACACCGTTCCTTCTTCCAAGTATGGCACACGAAAGAAAGGCAGGTTAGGAAAATCTGATGGTCGAAATGTCAAGCGTCTTTGGAAATGTATGATAAAAGAAGGTGCAACCTTTCCCGATGGAACACCGATGACAACAGGTGAAATTCTTACACTACCCAAGCAACCATTTGAGATGAACAGGTTATCGAATCACTTAGCCAAGAAGCCACATTTGTTTTACTGCGCCGGAACTGTAAGAGTTGCCAGTATTGATGGTCGAACAAAATATCCTCAAAAGACATGGCTTGCTCATCCTGACGCTTATGATGAATAATAGGCGACAGGTTTATATAGGGGTTGCCCCTACGATAGAACAGAGGCGACAACACGGAACACCCGATGACCAAAATCAATCCTTGAAGCAACCGGAAGCGGTATTGCCATAGTAGGGGCGTGAGGTTGTGATTGTTCCGGTGTCGCTTCTCAATCCTTTGCAGGGGGCTTTACTTGAGCCACCAAGAGGCAAGGGGGGGAGAAACGCAACACCCTTCACAGGGTAAAGGACTGTCGGATATTGACCGGTCTGTTGGAACGGGGTTAGCGACCCGTGCCTCTCATGAAGATGAGGGGGTTTCTGTCCTAAAGCCCCCTTTCTATTCCTTAAAATAGGTGGGCTACCCGTTAGAGGGTATGCTGACACCTAACTCCAAAGTAAGTCGGACTTGTATGATACAAGTTAATGGCGGGGAGTTTGCCAATTTGCTATCAGCAGTTTGCATGGACTCGCCCCCAGTGCCAGTAAAAATACTCTTTGAAAACGAGGGTATCAGTATTGGTGGGTTAAATGTTTCAAAGACGATACAAACAATCCTGACAAGGTGGCCGGTCAGTGGCTTGAAAGTAAAAGAGCCATGTGTATTATTGACTGACCCAAAAGAATTAGGCGACATTGTAAGAGCCAAGTCGAGAGGGGAGATGATTAGAATTACAACATCGGCATCACACCCAATATCAATATCAACCAGAAACAACGGTGGTGCAGAGGTCATGCCGACAGAGGAAGAGGATTGTCTTATCATTCCCGATAGGTGGCTCATGCCAAAAAACGAGAAAGGCGATATTCTTTTTCCAATGTTTGAGAATGAACCTGCTACGCATTCGGCAATTGTTTCTATTCAGGAATTGAGAAAAGCAGTTCATGAGCAAATAACTGCCAAAGCCCCGTATGTGGTTATTACCTTCGATAAGAAGGGTGAAGCACGGTCAGGTCATTGGTCAGGGAAACAAATCAGGTCTTGGACTCCACTTGAGATGGAGATTCACGGAGAACCGTTCAAAGTCGCTTTCACAGAATCATTGAAAACAATTTTAAACACATTTGGCACTACTACCACACAGGTGAAGATTAGTAAGCATGAAAAGGGGCAATTTGCCGTTTTAGAATCAATTGATGGTCACAACACAAGGGTTATAGCAACCGAAGCGATAAGAGAGGTATAAACATGAAATTTACAGACGAAGCACATGAAGCATTGGGAATGACTCTTCAAGACCAACAGGTTTTGAAAACATTGGTGGCAGTTGAATTATTGGCCGCACAGTCGGGAATTACAGATGAGCAAATAAGAACTGCTTATGAAAATAGACTACGACAGGAAATTTTAGCAGTTAGTAATACACTCAAAGAATTGGCATCCGGCCAATAATAGTTATAACCTATGTCTTTGAAGATATTGGCATGTCAGTTCACGCATTCACCGGCATTAGCGCACAGATTAAATTTACCGCCAGTGGCCAAAGCCCTCTAACTGCTTTTGTGTCAGGTGATTTTACATTAAGCGCACAGACTGGAAAATATACAACATTGGGTAATGCTTATGCAACCTCCCATACAAGAGGATTAATGTCAGTATCAGGAACTTTAAAAAGAGCATGGGGAGTAAACGACGCTGACCTAATGACTTGTTTTACTGCCGGAACTATGTTTGAATTGGAATTTGATAATGACGGTGTGACAGGAGCGAATAAATACACAATTACTGATTGTATTTTTACTGATTTATCAGTTGAGGGTATTGAGGCCGGAGCGGAAGGAGCGTTAATGATTAACGGTTCATTTGAAGGTCTAACCTTTACAAGGGCTTGATTTTCCCTACATCTTCATATAGGTGTTGTAAGAAGGTATCTTTATGTCGTGGATAAACGAAGCAATAGAAAATGCCGACCAACCTATAATAGTTGATGTAAGTCATTTAAGTTGGATAGCAACAGATTCAATAGAAGTAATGCCTCTAAATACATCGGAATATCAAGGATTGAAACACCATCCGGCAGTTAGAAAGATGACTACTGAAAGTGATAAACAAGAAGCATTGGGTCTAATTATGATATGTCAAATGATGAGCAAATGTGATGATACCATAACATGGACTAAACTTCAACAAATACCTCTTACAAACTTGGGGCATTTATCTCAAGCAATTATGGCCGCTTTGGGTAATACTGCCGGTGGTGGTGGTGTTTTGGGGGAATTAGAGATTATTCCAGAACCCCAAACGGAGTAGCGTTTTTTGAATTTTTAGTATATTCAAACTTAACTCCAAAGGAGTATAGGGAATTAGATTTGAGGGATGCGGTATTCCTCATCAACGCTTACTCGGAGTCAGTTCGCCTTAGAAACAACGCAAACCGTAAAAGCCGATGAATTATAACCATCGGATAGGGAGTCTTTATTTATGGTATCAACAGATGCGGAAGTTAATGTAAGGGCAAACACAACACAAGCAAGAAGGTCACTAAACGCTCTTTCACAGGCTTTCTATATTGCAGGTAATAGTGCATCACGATTAGGAACAGTCACCAGAGCGTCTTTGATGGGTATTGCAGTTGGAGGGGCGGCGTTTGCAGGTGTCAAAATTGGCCAATTAGCAGTTCAAGCAACCAAAGATTTTATTGCATTTAACGACACTTTAGCACGAACAGGTGCTATTCTCGGAGCAAATAAAAGTGATTTACAAGATTTAGAAGGTGAAATTAGAAGAATCGGTATGACAACCAGATTTACTGCCGAGCAAGCGGGCGAAGCGGCAAACAAACTTGCTATTGCAGGTGTTGGTGCTGATGAAATGATTGATGACAGGGTATTAGAAAAACTTGTTAAATTCGCTATTGCAGGTGGAGTTGATATTCAAACTGCCACTGATATTGGAATAGCGGGTGTGAAAGCATTTGGAATGGAAATGTCAGAATTAGATTCAGTGTCCGATGTATTAACAAGAACATTTACCCGTTCAAATGTAAGTATCATATCTTTGGGTGAAGGTCTTAAGTTCGTAGCCCCAGTAGCATATGCCGCCGGTATAAGTATAGAAGAAACGGCGGCAGCAATCGGTGCTTTAGGTAATGCAGGTTTGAGAGGAACTATTGCCGGAACAGGTTTGAGAATGGCGATTAATAAATTGTTGAAGCCAACATTTGATGCTACAAGGGCTATGGATGACTTGGGAATGAATGTTGTTAATTTGACACCGGCAGGTCAAACTGCGAAGAATACTTTGAGAACATTGACTGTCGAGTTAGATAGGACTACCCTTCAAGCCTCCGCATTAAAGCGAGAAGTGTCTGATTTAGACGATGCTATGAGTGATTTATCTATTCAACAACAAAGAAATTCATTGGCAGTAGCACAGATAAGACAACGGGCTTCAAGAGCGAACAGAGATTTGACAGAACAAGAGATTCAACAAATTAAAAAATTGGAAGAGTCAAGTGAAGATTTACAGATAAAAGAGCAAGAACTTTCCATTGAAAGAACTATTCAAGGAAAGAAACTATCGAAGTCAATAGAGAAAGAGAAAGAATTGAAAAATACATCAACCGATTTAATCAGAACCGTTGAACAACAAACAAAAGGTGTTGTTTCATTCGGAGAAGTGTTAGACCAATTGGCTGAAAGCGGGGCTACGACAACACAAATCTTAGAAATTTTTGGTGTGAGGGGTGGAACTGCCATTGCATCTTTAGTGAGCCAAAGGTCTTCATTCCATGAATTGGTTCAATTGAATGAAGATGCGGCGGGGGCAACAGATGACTACACGGACTCGCTTCAAAGGTCAGTTGAAGAGGGCGGTTCGGCTATGGAACATTTGTTGGTGGTCATGTCTAAAATTAAAGAAGGTATGATAACAATTGGTGAACCAATAGCAAAACTCTTAGTGGATATGGGAGAACTATTCGGAGATGATTTACAACAAGCACTTGTTGATTTATCACCACACTTACAGGCATTGGCTCAGGACATAGCATTTTTTGGTGCAATGGCCTTACCATTAATTATTGACGCTATGCCCGATGTAATTGAATTGATGAGAGCATTAACACCAATAATAACAGTTCTTGCTATGGCATTTAGAATCCTTATGGCTTATATTGCACCATTTGCTCAAGTTATAAACGGTATATTTAGAACTATAAGGGGGATTATTGAAGCAGTTATGAATATAAAAGAGGGTAAGTGGTCGGATGCCGCCGCATCTTTGGTTGATGGATTTAAAGAGGGTGGAACTGATATTCTCAAAGGTGGTTTAGGTATTGGAATTGGAATGGCGGGTGGAAACATTGCCAAAGGTCTTAGCGGGGCTACGAGAGGGGGTGCATCCACATTTGGCGGGGTTTTGGCTCAAGGAAGCAAAGGAAGTTATTATTCAGGTGCAGGGTCAGCAAACGCAATGCTACCGGAGTTTCACATGGGTGGTATTATCAAAAATTTTACTGCAATGACCGCAGGTGAAAGAGGACCGGAAGCAATAATACCTTTAGGAGGTAGTAGTAAAGACACTATGAATAGGAATAGAGTTATGGGCGAAGCCGGTCTAAGCGGAAGCGGGGGCGGTAATGTGTCTATTCAAAATATGAATGTTTCAACCAACATTTCTAAGCATGAATTAAAAGAAATGGTTAAAACTGCCTTTTCACAGGTAATAAACGAGAGCAAACGCAGAGGGGGGCGTGGTTTCTAATGGCACGATATGAAAAGAAACCGGAACACAAATTCTCCAGAGTCAAAAACCATTTGGCTGAATTACAGAAATGGTGGCCAGTCTATATTAAAGACGATACAACATTGGGTATTTCTATTGACCCAGTTCTGTTTAGAAGTCAATTTTCTTCATACCAAAGTGATAATGATATAGTTGATGAAGCAACAACGGCGGGGATTAGGGTCGAAGCGATTAATCCCGATGGAACAGACATAACCGGAACAGAACCTACAATTGTTATATCGGGGTCAGGAACATATAATCCACGATGTAGGATAAATCACTCGGATGGAACTTTCTCGGAAGTTTTGTTAATTGCTCCAACACTTGAAGCAATGAGTTTTGATAGCCCAAACGACCAAACCCAAGCAAACAATGCTGACGATTCTCATTATGTTAATTCTCTCGGAACTTTAACAGGGTATGGTGGCGGTATTCCCGCATTGGGTGGTGCAGGTGCAGGTGAGTCTTGGGATGATATACCCAAATTCACCAAACATGGATTTTGTAAAACCACAGGACCATACCCAGTATTTATGACGATTCAAGAGTTAGTGGAATATATTGATTCTTACAGGCATATTGGATTAACTAATGACTCGGAGAAAAGAGCATTTTTGCCTTATGGTCTTGGAACAGTAGCACGAAACCCAATAACCAACCTTGACCCAAGAATAAGCGGAGAAAGTGCTTTTCCTACTGCTGAAACATACCGTGCTACCGTTTTTATGCCGATGCTTCTTGATAGCAACCAATTATCGAAGTCAATAAGCAATGCTCAAAATGCCATTGTTAATAGTTATATGACTTGTAAGAATGGAACAACCAGATATAATCAAAACCCATTGGAGAAACATGCCGATTTGGAATATAAGAAATATGGAGAAAGTGGAGATTTTAAATTAGACCTTGATATAAGACGAACTTTACCAGATGCAAGAACAACAGATGAGGCAGGGGGAGTGTTATACGAAGGTGGCGGTTCAGTCTTACCTACTGCATTTATGGCCGGAAGTTATGTGCCAATGAGTATGTTTCATATGGATAAATCAAGTTCATACTTTGGCAATCCATCATACCGAATGAGCATGGCATTGGCTTGCTTTTTGAAAGATGGAACATACTCTTTGAACAACGGAACAATGATTCCTTACTCCTACGATAACCGACGATACATAGGTGGAACTATGACTTCATCTTTGTATGCAGTATGGGATGGTTCAAGAGGATATGGTGACAGTGAGAGCGGAGGCGGTCACGATGCAAGTTATGATAAATTTAGAGATGGAACACCGGCAGGTATATATCCGTATTTTGATTTTGTTCAAGGACCACTTTCACCACAGGCTCAAGGCACTAATTGGAATTTTAATGCAGTTAGAAATGCAAACCGACCTACACAACGAGTCGCTGGAATTATCACAAATGATATGGATATGACCGCACCGACTCGACCAACCTCTCTGGCGAGTGGTAATTTTTATGATGATGGATATAAGGGTAGTTTGGGTTTGGGTGAAATTACACCGAATCCAAGACCGTCAAAAGTAGTAGCAGTTGAATACAACGGACCACTTGGCGAAATGTCATATTGGGTATTTGCAGGTAATCCTAATACTGTTGGCGCACCGACAGATGAAAACAAGATGCATCATAATCCTATTCCAGTTGGAGTTCCTATTTTTACACAATTTATTGATTTGTCGGCATCAGGGATTGGTGAGTTTAGTTCCAATAATGGAATTACATCGGGTCGCTTGAAAAATACTGCAATTCATAGTCTTGAAACAGGAAGAATAACATACGAAAGATTCATGATTCACGATGAAGTAAATACAGGAATTGCACCGACAGATACAGGAGCGCAACCATTTCTATTCAATGGGTGGAATTTGCACAGGCGTTTAGAAATACATGGCGGTGGAGCAATTGGTGGATATGACCCTGCTACGGGTGTTTGGGATGGTAAACCATATTGGACACAACCCTCCAACACTGATATAACACCCGATAGTATTGTAGCAGGGTGTGCGGCTGAACATTTTGGTGGAGATAATACGGCTCGGACATTTATAAAATATGTTGTTCATATTGCTCCACACATGAGAAGAGATGCTGAATTAACGGTGAAATTAGGTGCTTTTACTCTCTTAACACCTTTAGGTAGTCAATTAACTATGGGTAGGAATTACAACAAGTTATGGGCTGAAAGAGTTAGATATTGTATAACTGATACAAGCGCACCATACAATGAATTAGCCGATACAGAAGAATTGGTTTGGTATGATAACTTCCCACAAACCGAGTCTGATGCAATTAATTATACCATAAATTTTAATCCATTTGGTCATACTGGCGATTATGTCTTGGACTCCGACTCATCCTTTGCTATGATAGGCTACCAAACAATGGCCGGATTGATGAATATAGGATGGAGTGTTGGGATGGGTTATATTGATTCAAATGTTCCGGCGGGGTCATCATTGGAAGATACATTAGGTGGTCGCCCGAAGTTTGGTGGTCTTGAACACCCTAACAAAGAAGGGGTTTACGAAGGATTAGGTGTAGTTCCAAGAAGTATTCAAATAGAAACTATTGGTTCTAATAACAACACCAACATTAACAACGCTCCTATGATAAGCGGGAAGGGGCAGGGAAGTTTGAGAATACCTGCTCCTTTAGGACATGATTTAAGCCAACGCTATAACACAATTGGATTAAGCGGGAAGGCGAATAACGCTCTAACACCCACGAATAGCCAACCGCTTGAGTGGACTTCCATGACAGGAATTGGAGTGCCATCTGGAAGTAATTTTTGGATTCCAAGAGGGGATTTAATGTCTCATTATTCCCACATGATACCCAATAAGTGGGCTTTTAGAGGCATTTCATCCCCGCTATGGTCATACATGGACTCGGCTACGGGTTCTCATGCTTGGGATTATATCAAGCCCAAGCAACACGGAACAGGTAGTCTATGGGATTTTGGAAGAAACCGACCCTTCCCTGCACATGAAAGGGAAGGAACAAGATTGGCTATGTCTCCGGCTTTAAATAATTATTCAGTCGGTTTTACGACAGGAGAAGGAACGGTTCATCATGTTCCACCAAATCAAGAAACTAACCTTATTGGGCTTAGTGAAACGGGTTGTTCACCTATTCATCTTGATATGGAAATGACGGTTTATGTTCCAGAATTGGATAATCGCCTTTTCATTATAGAGTTTGACCAAAATGAAAATGATGCACTATTTGGCCGTCACGCATGGATTGGTGATACTGCTACAAGAGATGCAGGTTGGGGTTTTCATCCTTTGGCTGACAATGCTACAAGAAACGCAGTATATAGACCAGTTCCATATGTTGATAAGGATAAAGTTGTTAATGATGATGGAACTTTTATCCCTGCTACTCAAACTAATGATGACTTCTCCGAAGGTTTTCTTACCCCTCCGGCGGGAAGTGCTACAAATAACATAATTCAAAGTAGGTTAGACTTCGGCAATCATGCAAGTTATGGTGGTATAGGCACTCTTGCTTCCAGAGGTTATCCTTATCCCCTTTACACTTTACCTAATAGAGATGCGAGATTGGTCGGAACAGGAACACCTAACCCTCCCGCATTTGATGGAGTTTTTGAGAGAACTGCGGTGTGGTTTATGAGTGCCAATACCCATTACACGGCTTCTAATTACATTGGAGGTAAACCATTTGCATTAGGTGGCAAAGCAGGGGTTGGAAGAATAAGTGGAGGGTCTTATGGAACACCGGCTGATTATACGGAAGGAACACAAGTCATTAGGGCAACATTTACAGAAACAGAAATGATTTTCACTTTAAATGGAAATGAAGTGACAAGAAATGTTAATAATAATGGTGAGGTTTGGGGAGTTTCAATCAAAAACGCTAATCTATTCACATTTGTTAATCGTGACCCGTTCATTGTTGAACCCATTTTGTCAGAGACTCAAGCAACAATGGGAATAAACAATCCATATGAGCAAATCCGAGGTCAAGAACCTGCGGGTTTTGGCAGAGCAAACTCGGCACAGGCGGTTTTTCAAGAAACTGGGGGTAGTGTAGCAACAACCTTCTTTGGATATGCCAAACGATGGTCTTTTGGTGGCACGGGAGGTTTGATGAATGAAGATTTATATTTACCAAGAACTATGCCGGAGCATTATTCAAACATGCTCAATGATAAAACAATCCCCATTACATACTCAACCCCTGCATTGTCTCAATCGTGTAAAGATGTTCAAATAGATGAAATCATATTTAGACACCTTCCGACTCCGGCCATGTTGCCATTTACAGTTGATACAACAGTTATGAGCCAACCATCGGGTGTAGCCATAGCAAAATATAATTCTTTACAAATTCATGCTGAAAACATAGATACATCGAAAAAGAGAAATATAACAATATCCCTCTTTGAACCTCCTACTTTACCCACTGATTGTCAAATAGCAAGAGAAGCAACAACACCAATAGACGGTTTTCAAGACTTAGACCCTTTCTTTGTAGCAGACATTGGCAATATAGATTTGAGCGATTTACCAACAACGCACATAACTAATGGGTTTGTAATAAGATTCAATTTTTACATGCCTTCGACGGAAGACAGTTCACTTCACCCAGTTAATTACAGACAATTGCCAACAATAACTAAGTGGGAATTGTTATATGACCATAAACCAACAACAGATGTAGCAGTAATAGGCAACACATACAACGGACAAACTGCAACAACAGTTGGTGCAGGTGGCACGCCTCAATCAATTACAACAAAGGTCGGACATATCGTAAGTGTGACAGGGTATGGAACTACAATAGACCCTGACAGGAAAATTACAGAAATTAAAATAAACTTTGGAGATGGAACGGATAGTGGCTTTGTTCCAGTCGAAACCGCTTTATCATCGGTCACACTTGAAATGTCACATGTATATTCATCATCACCAGTTGCACCGGCTACATATTTTCTCCTGACGGCTCAAGCGAAAGACGACAATGGCAACATATCGGACATATCAACACCGGATTTGAGAATAGGAGTGGATGGAACAGAGCCAGTTGGTATATTGAGAGCAATACCCAGTTTGGTTAGAGCGGGTCAAAGTATTCGCTTCGATGGTTCACAATCTTATACATTGAATAATGAGACAACATTAACCGGCTACACATTTGTGTTTGGAGATGGTTCAACAACAGTTGGTGGAGCGCAAACATACCAAGACCATACATTTGCTATTGCAGGTGAATACCAAGCGACTCTTGTTGTGACTGATAGTGACGGAGGAACAAGCCCAATTGCTTCACAAGTTGTCAAAGTATTACCTGCGACTACGATAGTTCCACTTCGACTACAAACACAACCTGCTTCCTTCCGAAGAACAAGAAGGGCTTCATTATCTCAAACGGCGGTATTGGACTCGATATATCCAGAGATAAGCGACACAGGACAGAGGGCTGATGAATTTACTTTGAGTGGTTCATTCCTTAAAGATACACAAAACAGGGATATT